ATCAACAGGGCGCATGTTCTCTTTACGGCGCACTTCATTAGCAGACATCACACCATTCTGCAACAGCTTTGCATAACCTTCAATGCGGGTAGCATAATCGCCACGAAGCAGATCATCAGTGTTGAAAGCTAGAAACGCATAATCAGGTAGCAGTGTGCTGAAAGCATCTTCAAGTTTCGCCAACCAAGGTCTAAGAGTGTGAGTAACAAACGCAATTTGTTTCTGCTCAATACTGTTGTAACTCTGACCACCATTATTCAAACCGATCATATCGGTAGGAACACGATAAGCGCGGGCGATGTCTTCAACTGCAAGCCTACGAGAGTCAAGCATTTGAGCTTCATCGTTAGCAACCTGTGTAGGTTTGAAAGTTGCACCACCAGAAAGGATGCCCGTCTTGTGTGCTTTGCGATAACCCTTATGTTGGCGGTCAAAACTTTTTGCAAGGTTCTCTGCCTGATCTGCGGTCAAGATACCTGGAAATTCAATTACGCCCTGTGTTAGTGTGCCTTGACCAAAGAAACGGGAAGCAAAAGATTCTAAAGAAATTGCAAGCCCAATGTTTTCTTTCAAAGTATCAATAGGCGATCTGCCACGCAAATCACCTGCAAGCAAAATAGAACCCGCAATATGTAAAACATCATCAGTAGAAAGTTGCTTACCTGCTTCACCTGTGTAAGTAAAAATCTTTTGACCCAAAGAATTACGGGAAACAGTAACTGCCTGCGGATTCAAAACCATCATATTCAGAACAGAACCAGATTCATCCCTGAAAATTCTTACAAAAGCATTACCATCAGTCAGCAAGCTAATCAAAGTCTGTTGCCAAAATGCGACACTAGGAATCATCACATCAGGTTTGATAACCCAAGCAGGGCGGGGGCGGTAAGGTGTAGCAATACCATCACGCCTAATGTAAGTATCAACAGGCAACGCAGAAATAGTATCTGAAATCAAAGACACACAAGCCCAAACAGCATTTACAGAAAACGCAGTGTTGTAATCAACATACGCTGAAGATTGTGTTTCATAAGATGTTAGATCACCTGCACCCCAAATACTTTGAAACGAGATAGCACGATTCTCACCCGAAAGATTACCTAACATTATTTACCGCTCTTTTCCCACGCCAAACCAAACAACAAAAATCCTGCACCAAACGCCACAACACCAGCAGGAAGAAAGATTAGTGAAATACCTGTTGCGATAACCGCAATCCCAAATGCTTGCAAAATTGTTGGTAGCAAAGTCATCCTTAGAAAATGTAAAACTCTGGAATAATATCCATTTCTAGTTTAGTGGTTGCACGGTCATAAGCAATAACAAAAGCAACAGCAGCGTCAATCTTTCGGCTACTATTACGCGATTCCTTCACAATCCTTGCACCCATACTGTCTATCTTCAACATACAGTTATCAAGATGACGGGCAAGCAAAGGATCACCATCGTGCGTAAGAGTAGCTTCAGTAACAGAATCAAAAACCTTTTGGCAAGCAGGAATCATTCTGCGTGGGCTAGTAGAAGGCCATTCCACAATAGGCAAACCCAAATCTTGAAGCACCGCCATAGATCTCTGCCACCTAAACGGGTCAAACGCAATCTCTTTCACATTACGATACTTTTGGCAAAACATTTTTATAGTTTCTTCAACTTCAATCGTATCCACACGCCAATCAGTATTATCGGTAGGTTGCTTCTCCCACGCCTTCACCAAAAAAATGTGTGGCTTATCTTCCTTAGTCTTAGGGATAGTAACCCCCACAATCGCAGTAGTATCCCCGCTAAACGATCCATCAACACCCAAAACAATCTCAGCCAATTCATCAACAACAACATCAGCCTTCAAAGTTTCCCAAACACCAGCAGGCAACCACGCATTCTGACTGCTCACCCACTGATTACATCTCTTAGTTCTAAACTCTGCTTCAGGTGTGCGCTTAACCATAGACTCAAAATCAGCCTTAGAATTCAAATCCCCATAACCTGGATTAGCCAACATCCAAGTTTGTTCATCCCTATGATCAGAATCAAGGGGCGCTTCCCACCACGCCATATAAAAACTAGGATCATCAATCTCACCGCGTGCAACCTTCTGCCCATACTGATAAAGCTGGTAAGCAGTGCTATCCTGACCCGTAATGTCTGACTTCACACCACAAGTAGTAGTAGCCAACATAATCGGTTGCTTCCTTGAAGCCTGTGCCAACTGCATAACATCCCAAAGCTCACGATTAGGAAGAGCGTGGCACTCGTCCATAATCACGGCACTTGGATTCAAACCTTCCTTAGAATACGCTTCAGCAGAAAGCACACGCCAAATAGAACCCGTAGAAGGAACTTCAATAACATCGCGGTAAATGTTGCACATAGAAGCAAGTTCAGGTTCACGCTCAATGATTTTACGGGCATCACCAAAAGTAATGCGTGCCTGTTCCTTCTCTGCTGCACAAGAATAAACTTCACCACCTTCATCACCATTGATCAGAAACCACAAACCCAAACCCGTTACAAGGGCAGACTTCCCGTTTTTTCTCGCCATCCCCCACAGGGCAGTTCTTCGGGCAAACAAACCATTAGCATCAAGAGCAAGAGTTTCTTCAAGCAACTTTTCCTGCCAACCCCGAAGTTCAATAGGCTGACCCGTATTACCCGCAATAGAGTCCTTAGTTAGGGTAACGAAAGTATTGATGAAATCAACCGCATCAGCACCCTTAGACCCATACTGCAAATCAGTAGGCGTAACCCAAGCAGGTGGCCAACTACTTACTGCGTTCATCAGCCCTACGCTTCAACGCTTCCATCTTGCTAATAGCCTTCACTTCAGCAACACCCAACTTAGATCTATCAGCAGGCGTGAACCCCATCAAACTCAAATTCCTAATAATGCGATCATCAAGTTCACGCAACGCCCTACGCTCACGCCAATCATTAGACTGCAAAACCGAAGCACGCAAATCAGTGCGTTCATCAACAAGCTCACAAGTCATCAACAAAAGTTCAGCATCAGTATTCGGACTAATCCAACTCAAACCAGCAACCCAAACCTTATCCCAAAATTCTCTACCAAACTTCATCAACGGGCGAGCAGGTTCAGGCACACCAACAACAGCATCAAACAATTGGATCTGACTTTGATTAGGTAAAGCACGCTTTCCAGGATTACCAAGTTTGCGTTTTACTTCAATCGGTTTAGATGGTCTGCCAGCAGTCATCGCACACACTCACAAGCAAAATTCATAGTTCAAGCCTATTTCAGAAAACCTAGAATTTCGCGAATACCTGCAAAAAAGTTTCGGGATGTTCTGCGCAAAAAATTTTCAAACAAAAATGGATACCCCCCTATAAGACGGGGGATGTATGTGATTGATTTCCCTTATAGATAAAGGGATGTAGCGGTGCTAACGCTTTATAGTGGCTTATCTCCACGCCTTGAGTTGCACGACAGGTGCGCAGGTGCAAGGGGACTGTTTCTATCGCCTGCCTTGATGTGATCTGCGGTGATTTCTTTGCGATCAGTAAAAGCTTCTCCACATAGGTGGCAGTGTGTAGCGGTTGCCCGTATCTGCTCTCTAAGTTTTTTATAGATGGGATCGTTATACCGCCCCTGTTTTTCTTTTAGGTGTATTGTGCAATAACTTCCACCTGATGTAAGCACACCGCATTTGATACAAGGCTTAGGAAATCTACTCAAGGTCATCCTTTAGTGGGTCATAGATGGATTGAAAACCTAAAGCAACTTGAGTATCTGTAAGTGTTGAACTATCTCTGCTATCAGGCTTAGAAGGCTTATCAGAATGTTTGTGTGTCCTTCTCCAAGACTTGATTAGTTCAATTGCTTCACGATCATCTGTTTCAAACTCTGCACCACAACTGCATACTTCACGAATCATTTTTAGCCCAACCAGATCCTAAGAATCGTGTTGCACCCCAATCAAAATTTCTAACCATCAATTCCTTACACTGTTCACACTTAGGCGTTTCAATATCTTCGTTGAGTGTTGCAACAACATCAGCTTTAGCGTTGCATCTAGGGCAATAGTAAGAATAGGTTGGCATTGATTATCTCCACATACTTAGGCAACTTAGACAGAATGGGGGTTTAGAGGATTTCTTTAGAAACATAACTGTTAGTTTATGTCCATTGGTGCAAACAAAGGTTTCTAAATCTTCCATACTGTTCCTGTAAAGTCTTTACCTTGTTCAAGTTCAAAGCAAACTAATCCAGGTTGTGAGTCTTCACCTGCGGTTGTTCTCCACCAGTTAGATCCGTTGTCTAATGTTGAAGCCTGAACCCAGAACCTTGATGTTCCCCGTGGGGTTGAACCTAACTCAAGCACTCTTAGATGATGATAGTGTCCACTAACCCCGATTGTGGCAGCGTGAACAGGTTGCTTACCAAA